TTGAAGAAGGCCCATCTAGTACAGGTACTCCACAGATAGAACCTGCTAAGTTAGCAGCAGAAGCTATGGAGAAATTAATTCATGACCAACTAGAAGAAAGTAAAGCTATTACAATTATGCGTCATGTATTTTTTGAAATGGCATTACTAGGTACAGGAATTTTAAAAGGCCCGTTTACAGATTCTAAAACATATCATAGCTATGATACTACAGAAGATGACGAAGGTAATGTAACTAAGATTCAAGTTTCAAAAACTAAATCTATTCCTTCTATTGAAGCAGTATCATGTTGGGATTTTTATCCAGATCCAAATGCTACTAACATAAATGATTGTGATTATGTAATTCAAAGACATTCATTTAATAAACAGCAATTAGAAGATCTAGGTGATAAACCTATGTTTGATAGAGATGCTATCCAAGACTGTTTAGAAATGGGGCCAAACTATCAAGCAAGAGGATTTGAATCTGCACTGTATGATAGAGAAAATATTACAAGTATTTATAAAAACAGATTTGAAGTATTAGAATACTGGGGTATAGTAAGTAAAAAATTTGCTGAAGAATGTGGTCTTGTATGTAGCACTGATTCAGAAGTAGTACATATTAACGCTTGGGTTTGTGGTAATAAAATTTTAAGAATGGTAGAGAATCCATTCTCACCAAAAAGAATTCCATACTTAGTATGTCCATATGAATTAAATCCATATCAATTCTTTGGAGTAGGTATTCCAGAAAATATGGAAGACTCACAAATGGTTATGAATGGTCATGCTAGAATGGCTATTGATAACTTGGCATTAGCAGGTAATTTAGTATTCGATGTTGATGAAACAATGCTAGTACCAGGACAAGATATGAAAGTATTTCCTGGTAAGATCTTTAGAAGACAAAGTGGTCAAACAGGTCAAGCAGTACATGGTCTTAAGTTTCCAAATACTGCACAAGAAAATTTACAAATGTTTGATAAGTTCAGACAACTAGCAGATGAATCAACAGGCATTCCATCATACTCACATGGAGCAACAGGTGTACAATCTACAACTAGAACTGCATCTGGTATGTCTATGTTGATGGGAGCTGCTGCATTAAGTATTAAGACAGTTATCAAAAACATTGATGACTACTTATTGAAACCCCTTGGAGAATCATTGTATCATTGGAATATGCAATTCAATGAAGACTCTCCTAACATAAAAGGTGATCTGGAAGTTAAAGCACAAGGAACTTCTTCACTAATGCAAAAAGAAGTTAGATCACAAAGACTAATTACATTTATGCAAACTGCATCTAATCCTGCACTTGCTCCATTTGTAAGATGGCATACTTGCTTAAAAGAAATTGCTAAGTCTTTGGATATTGATCCAGATCAATTAATTAATGATCCAGAGAAAGCTGCGATCTATGCACAAATAATGGGGATGGCAAATGGAAATCAAAACAATACTACCTCTGCTGGAGGACAAAATCAAATGGGGCCAACTGGAGAAGTTCCTCCAGGAGCTTCGGCAACAGATACATCTGGAGCTGGAGGTGGCAACATCGGAACAGGTAATGTACCGATGCCAGGGGAAGCTGGCTTTAGTGCGTCAAATTCTGAATCTCCAGGAAGCGAACAAACGCAATAAGGAATAATTTATGGCAACAACTTTTGATGTAAATAGAGTTGGTGGTGGGACTTTCGAATTAGTTCAAGATCCTGCTACTGGAAGATATACAGTTCAACAGGTTGGATTTACACCTGTTAAAAAATTATCTATACCAGATTATACAACTACTACTGCTGGTACAACAGATACAGCAGAAGCAACTAAAAAAGCTACAGAAGAAGTTGTAAAACAACAAACTACAGAATTATTTAAACCTGCAACTGGTGGAGATAGAATAGATTATACTGGTGGTGAAATGCTAAGCCAGGCACAGTTACAGAAAGAAGCTAAAAAAATTGATCCACAAGTTGATACAACTACAACTAGTTTAGGTATAGCAAGACCAACTATAAGAGATGTAGCAGGTGATACAACAGAACAAAAAACTCAGACTACATTTGAAAGACCAACTATGAAAGATGTAGCTGGAGAAGAATTACCTTCAACTGCAAAAGCTCCAGGAATAGTTACTGATAAAACAACTATAGGTAGTCCTTTTGGTGCATTCGATGTAACTCCTAAAGGAGTATTTAGTAGACCAGAATATACATCTACAACTCCATCAGCTAAAGCTGCAATGACATCTGATGCTGCACAATTAGGTATAAGTAAAGTTGAATCTACTGCAATGCCATCAGCTACAAGAACTGCAAAAGAAGCAGACTTTGCTAGTGGTGTATATGAGCCAGATAAAAAAGTTGAATCAATACCAGAAACAATGCAGACTGGACTTAAAAAAGTTAAAACAGGATTACAAACATTAGCTGATAGTGTTGGTAAAGTTTTAGCAAATGGCCCTGTAATTTCAATACTTAAAGGTGCGGTTACAGAAACACCTACACAAAAATTTGATAAAAGTTATTTTAATGTTAGAGAAGATGGTAGAATAGCTGGTAATCCTACAACAGATTTATATGCAGGATTTAATAGAGTATCTGCATTTGGTGATTTAGAAAAAGCAGGTAGAAATAGAATTGCAACTAGAGAAAAAACAATTGAGAAAAAAGGATACAAACCTGGTGATAAGTTTTATGATGATACTCAAAATATGAAAGAACAACAAAGAGATTATCAAAAAGCAAAAGAAAAGAAAACATCATCAGCTAGAGAAAGAGCTAGAATGAATCAAACAGGTTCTGGTGGTAATGATAGTGGTTCATCAAATGCTAGAGTTATCTGTACTGAATTACATAGAACAAAAGAATTATCTACACAAGATTGGGTAAGAGATGTTAAATTTACTTTTAATAATTTAAGTAAAAAACATGTTAAAGGATATTTATCATGGGCAGTACCTACTGTAGAGCATATTAAAAAATATCCTAAGTATAGAAAAGTTTGGAAACATATTGCACAACATAGAGCAAATGATATTGCATGGAGATTAAACCAAGGTAAGTTTGATTTATTAGGTAGAATCTATGCAGGTATAGGTGAACCTTTATGTTGGTTAATAGGTAACTTTGTAAATGATAAACATTACGAAGAATTAAATAGAACTGGGAAGAGGCATATATAATGGCAATAGAAGCAGGTAATAAAGTTAGCACAACTGGATTAGTAAATAAAAAACCATTTACTCCACAAGCACCAGATATGAGTAGAATGAAAGTTCCAGAAGCTATGCAACCTAAAAGAGTTCAACCTCAACAAGTTGCTCAAGCACCTCAACCAAAAGAAGAAGTAGCCCCACCTATTTCTGAAGATTTACAAAATAAAATTCAATCTCTAACAGATGAAGATAAGATTGTACTAGATACAGTATTAGCTCCATCTGTTGCAAACGTTCTTAAAAAACTAGCACCAGAACTTAGTCCACTTGTGGATCAATTTACTAGTGCAGAAGAGAACGTAATTCTACCTGTCTCAGTTGTAAAAACATTTGCAACTAAAAGATATGGTGGAGCAGATGAAGCTCAAGCTATAGAAAGTTTTATAGCTGATCTTTCATCTAGTCAAGAGATGGATCAACAAACTGTGCCACCTGAAACGGAACAGCCAGGAGATATTGATTACGCATCAATAGATACTGAGCAAGTTTAATTTCAGCCCACAAAAATTATGGAATCGAGCTACCCTTATCCATAAGGCACTCAACCAATAGGTAAAAATAATGGAAGAAAACGACAGAGTCGAAGCTACTAATGAAGAAAAGAAAGTTGAACTTAAGGCAGAGAATCCTTATCATAAAGATCGAGGAGAAATTGACCAAGAGACCGAAGCATTTTTGTCAGGTAAACTTTCAAGCTATCATATAGAGCAGAGACAAAAACAAGAGGCAGACGCAGCAACCGAACAGAAGGACACCCATACATCTGAAGAAACTGCAGAATCTACAGATACCAAGGCTACTCCTATCGCTGAACGCCCTGCAACAGCTGAAGATCGTGTCTTTAAAAAACGTTATGACGATTTGAAGAGACACTATGATTCTACTATTCAAAAACATAAGGAAGAACTTTCTTCTTTAAAAACACAGTTAGAATCAAGTACAAGACAATTTGTACCACCTAAATCCAAGGAAGAATTAGAATCTTGGAAGAAGGAATACCCAGACGTCTATGAGATGGTTGAAACTATCGCTATGACTAAGGCAGATGCTAGAGCAAAAGACATAGAAGAAAAATATAGTTCTTTGCAACAGCAACAGGAACAAATTGCAAAAGAAAAAGCAGAAGTAGAACTTCTTAAAGTTCACCCAGATTTTAGTGATCTAAGACAAAAAGAGGACTTTCATCAATGGGCTGAACAACAAGATCCTACTATTCAAAGTTGGTTGTATGAAAATACTTCCAATGCTAAATTAGCTGCTAGAGCTATTGATCTATATAAAATGGATCGTGGAATTAGTAAGCTAACTAAGAAAGAAGAAAAGGATATTAAGAATGAAGCTGCTAAAGCAATTTCTAAAACTAAGAAAAGTACTGATTCTGAAGTGCCTAAAAAGAAAGTTTGGACTGTAAGTGAAATTTCTAAATTAAAACCTTACGAATACGAAAGGTATGAAAAGGAAATTGATCTTGCTCGTTTAGAAGGTAGAATTGAACAACGTTAACCTTAAACTAAACTAACAACACTAACATATAGGAGAAAACAATATGGCATTTGGTGTAGCTGGTGGATATACAAACTTACCTTCAGGTAATTTTACTCCACAAATTTTTAGCCAAAAGGTTCAAAAATTCTTCAGAAGAGCATCAGTGGTAGAGGATATTACTAACACTGATTATGCTGGAGAAATTGAAAACTTTGGTGATACTGTAAAAATAATAAAAGAACCAACTGTATCAATCAGATCGTACGCTAGAGGTACGACTGTAACTACAGACGATTTAGCAGACGATGAAGTAACATTGACTGTTGATCAAGGTTCATACTTTGCTTTCAAAGTAGATGACATTGAAGAAAGACAATCTCATATCAACTTTGAAGCTCTTGCAACTTCTTCAGGTGCTTACTCACTTAAGAAGAACTACGACTACAATGTATTAAAATACATTTATGATAACGCAGCAACTGATGCGACTGCAACTGGTACAGATGCAGCTCCATTAGCTGGTACAACTAATGCTAACACACTAGTTGATATCGTATCTGCTGCTAAAGCAGTTCTTGATGGTAATGACGTACCAGAAGAAAATAGATGGTTAGTTGCTCCACCTAAATTTTTCCAACAGTTAAGAAAAGCTGAAGGTAAAATCATGGATCAGTCAGTAATGGCTGATGGTGGTGCATCACAAATCAGAAACGGAATGGTCACAGATAGACCTTTATTCGGTTTCAGAATGTACTCAACAAATGCGATCGTAAACGGTGCTGCAGGTTCTGCTGCTAACTTTACTTTCTCATCTTCAACTGCTGGTGAATATGCGTTCGTATATGGTCATATGTCAGGCGTTGCAACTGCTAATCACATTGCAAAAACTGAATTGATCAGAGATCCAGATTCATTCGCAGATATCGTTAGAGGATTACACGTGTTCGGAAGAAAAATCTTAAGAGCAGACGCTGTATACTCTGGCGTTGTTACTTTGTAATAACTACTATTCTTGGGGGGAGCAATCCCCCCTTGATTAATTAATAACAAAATAATCCTAAACATCTATGGCAACAACATACCTACAATTAGTAAATAGAACACTTAGAGAGCTAAATGAAACTGAATTAACTGCAGCTAATTTTGCTACAAGTAGAGGAGTTCAAACAGCAGTAAAAGATTTTGTAAATAAATCTATTCATGATATTTATAATGAAGCTGGTGAATTACCTATTCTATATACTGAGACTACTCAACAAACAAGAGTAGGTCAACAAGAGTATGCATTGCCAGCAGATATGCGAAAAGTTGATTGGGATTCTTTTGTAATTAGTTCTGGTGAACTATTAACTAATTCTGAATTTGAAACTAATATTAGTAACTGGACAACTTTAAGTGGTTCTCCAAGTCACTCATCAAATGGTAATGGTAGAATCTTATTAAACAATTCTGGAATCTATCAAGCTATTAATACTGTTAAAAACAGAAGTTATAGATTACATGTTAGACTAGTAGATACATCTTCATCTGGATCTAGTTTAACTATTAAAGCTGGAACATCTGCTGATGATAGCACAAACTTAAGTGCATCTTTATCTGTAACAAATACAGGCGAGGGAAATGTTTATGATGGTACATTTACAGCTACAGCATCTACAACTTATATTACAGTAACAAATAGTACTACAGATAATTTAGAAGTAGATTATATAAGAGTTAGAGATAATACTTTAGTACCTGCTAAGTTAAACTTTATAACTTATGATTCTTTTTTACAAACAAGAAAACCTATTGATGACAGAGCAGGTGATGATTCTTTTGCTAAACCTGTATCTGTATATAGAAATCCTAACTATGGATACTTTGGTTTAACCCCAATTCCAGAAA